AGAGCCTCTTTTGTTTCTGACCAGCGGCTTGTTAGTAGTTCTGACATTATTTTTCTCCTGATTAATGTTTAAATTCCAGCAAGTCTGCGAATATCAAAAATGTTATTATCTGATTCGCTCTTGCTGCTACTTACGCTGTTGGTTTCTTTGTTGCCTGTGATTTCTTTTGCCTCTACAAGTGCCTTTTTCTTCTGTGGAGCTTCGCCAGCAATGACTGCCGGTAAGTACTTTTCAAAATTACTGCGTAACTTTGTTGTTTGTACACTTTCAAGCAATTCTGTCATGATAGCCTTTTGACTTGTGGCCAATGGGCTGACTAATTCATCAATAATTGCTTTACGTTCTACACTTTCTTTAAGTGCCTTAACTTCTGCTACTTTGCTTTCTGTAATTACACGAGCTTCTGCTACAGCGTTTTTAGCAGCGGCTAGTTCTAATTCTTTTAAGTCTATAACTTTAAGCAATTTAGCTGTTTCTGATTTTTCGCTAAGATAGCTGTTTTGGTATTCGCTAGAAAATGCTTCAAACAGTTTACGTCCAAAGTCATTCTGTCTTGCCAATTCAATATCTTCTTTCAATTGTCCAATTTCTTTTGTTAGGCCTTGTACAACTGTGGTTTCAACTAACTCAGCAGCACGTTTAATAAATTGTTGCTTAATTTGTGCTAGGGCTTGTTTGCCTTCGCGTACTAAACGTACCTTAGTTTCTGCGATATCTTTCTTATCTGTATGAAATTCTGCAATTTCTTGAGCTAAAGCTTCTACTACAAAACGTTCAAGAGTCTTAAACTTTTGAGCCATTTGTACTTGATCTTCGTGTAGTTCGCGAACTTCTGCGGCTAATTGACGTGTTACAAATTCTTTCATTAGACCAGCATTTTGTTTCATAGCTACAGCATATTTGGCTTTTTGTTCGGCCAAATGTTTGCGATCTTCAACGAACTCTGCAATTTCTTCTGCTAGTCTGTCACTTAACATACGATCAATTGCTTCGACCATTACTTCTTTGTCGTGTTCGTATCTTTGTGCAAACTCTTCGCGTAGTTGTTGAGTAACTTGGGTGCGATTCTCGGTAAGTTTCTGTTCCCAAGCTTTTTCAATATCAGCTTTGATCTCTTCAGAAATCACATTATTTTCAAACAGTGTTTTGAGTGCTTCCAACATGTGATTCTCCTTTTTTATTGGAGTCCGCTTATTATTTTCAATAAGCTTTCTTTAAGATATTTTTGCGCCTTTGGATCATCTTGCACCTCTTTCGCTATGCGCAAGCTTCTATAACCACCTTGATGATTCATAAGGTGTTCATAGATAGGTGTAGGATATGCCCCAGGAGCACTAGGTTGAGCCACCACATCAACTGTGATGATTTCAAAATCTTTCACATGGCCGTCATGATCAACATCTCCGGATCCACGTGAGGAAACTCCCAACTTTACCCCTGCTTCAAGCATAGTTTTTACTAGCTGACCCATTGGAGTTGGGAGAATTTTTAGTTTGCCAAAACCGTCTGCACCGTCCATCCACATTTCTGTGACCATATGGCACACACGGTCTAGGTTGATTCTTAGGTCATCTGGATGATCTACTTCGCCTAAAACTGAATAGCCACCAGCAATTTGATCGTTGAGCGTTTTGACAGCCCTAGCAATCTCTCTTGCAGGATAAACTCTCTGATTTTGATTCCGTTTATCACCTTGAATGCAAATCCCTTTAAGATAAAGGGATTTGCCATTGGTGTCTTCTTCGGATTCGACGACCATTTTTGCTTGGTCAAAACTCAGATTTTCACGAAGTGTTTTCATTTATGAACCTTATTTTGCACGACTTTTTAAACCACTCAATGGGCTGGTTTTGTTGTCGGCTTGTTCAGCAGCACCTTTCTTTTCAGCACCGTGTCCGGGCTCTTTCTTTTTAAATGCTGTCTTACCTGCATTGCCACCTGGAACATTGATGTTACCTGTATTCATGTCCTGTGGTTTGCCTTTTAGCACACCGTTACCTTTTAATTGTCCGCCTGCTGTACCTGCTTCGCCTGCGTCACTACCGTTACGGCCGCTTAAGATATTTGCGGTTGTTCCGCCCATATCATTTTTTCCTGCTACTGGACTTTTAGTGTTTGCACCATGGTCACCCATTTTGCCAAACTTGTCATATGTTGCGCCGCCTACTTTTTCTACATATTCACGCATAAAAGCTACGTCGTCGGCCATGCTCATTTTCATGTCTGGCTTGCCCATATCCATGTCGTCATCGCCCATATCCATGTCGTCATCGCCCATGTCCATGTCATCACTGCCCATGTCATCGCCACTTTCATCGCCCATCATTTTTTCAAATTCTGCACGTAGATCATCAATGGCATCTTCTAAATCAACCACACGATCTTCTAGGTCATCGGAACCTTCGTCACCCATGTCCATATCGTCTTCTTCGTCGCCTGCTTCGATATCACCTAACATGTCGTCAGTAGCGTCGCCGCCTACTGGACCTTTGTCATCATCAGCTTCATCAAACGCAAAGTTTTCATCCATTTCCTCGTCGTCTTCTTCGTCTTCCATGGCTTCTTCTACAGACTCCTCGTCTTCCTCTTCGTCTTTAGCTTCGTCCATGTCCTCCTCATCTTCTTCATCCTTAGCTTCATTGAAATCTTCTGCTAAGATAGTTTCGTAGATTTGGCGAGATTTTTCCACAACGATTTGGTGGAAAACTTCTTTAGCTGCTTCTTGGTCTTCATTTACAAGATGCTCGAGCATCTGCTCGAACTTTGATCGATCAGTCATAGTTTTCTCCTATAAGATGTAAGGCTGTCAAATATTATTTACATTAAATGTGAAAAAATAGGTTAAAACACCCTATTTTTACATGATTTGATGCCAGGTTGGCATCTGTCTATACATTTCCTCATAAGTCATATGTTTAAAATTTGCATATGCCCAATCAGGTTTGTAAAACGGTTCTTGAACTACTCTAAAAAATTTCACTCTATGGTTGGATCTAATAATCTGTTCGGTTTGTCTTTCCCAATTACCGTAGTAAGTAGCAACATCGTTACTCTTCCTATAGTTCGGTGTGTCTGCATATACATTGTTTAACAACCCGTTCAACCCTTGAAAATCAAATCCAAAAATAAAAACTTCTGTAGCTCCTTTTTTTACTGCAAAATCTAGTGCAGTAGGCCCGGAACTCCATCCTAAACTAGGAGAAAAATATCTGAATCCTTTGAAATTCTTATATTTTCCGTTAGGATTAGTCCATACTTCATGGTTAAGTTGATACCCGGATTGATTAATTTCTACAATCATTTTTGGATCAACTGCTATAAGATAATCTGGTTCAAATTCTCTGTATAGCGCATTACACCCAAAAATTTTTCCGTATTTTCTAAGTTGGTTGATTTTTAAATTAAGACGGCTGCGCCCGTTACCTATTACAAAACTTTTCATAATAGTCCTTTCAAAGACTAATTATGCCGCCGGGGCCGGTGGAGTAAAATACATGGCTTGAATAAATTCTAGTTCTTTTTCCTGTTCTAGAATGTGATTCTCGCTAGATTTACGCAGCTCATTTATTTGAGATAAAGATAATCGTGTTTTACGAGTATCATCTCTTTTCATCACATTAAAGTCGCGACCAGGATCATAGCGCATATCAGTGGCTACAGCTTTGACATCATTGTCTGCGTAAAATAGTTCACGTAAAATCATATTAATATTTATACTGGAGGTGCTGCCGGCGCAGTTGGTGCGCCACCTAATGGACTAGCTGCTCCAGGTGCTGCTGCTTCTAGTCCAGGTGTTGGAGGTTGTGTCATGTCTGCTGTTGCACCCAAGTCTCCACTTATACCTGCTTGACTAATACCTGCACTTCTTAATTCAGCATTAGAATCTGTCTCTTGCGTTTTTGCTTTACCATTTTCTTCTGCCCATAGACGTTCGTTTTCTGCAATTTCCTCGTCTGATAAGCCTAAGAAACGTTTCATAGCAAATCGTTTACTAATAGTAGGTATTTGTGTTAAAGTTTGATAAGTTGGAGCTCTAGCTGTATCAAGTTCGCTTTGACGAGTCGCTGCAAAATTCTGTGGTGGTTGAAACTGCAATTCAAATAAACTACTGTCAATGTTTACGCCAATATCGTTTAGATAAATTTTAAATTCTTCGTCAAATACACCAGCCATTAAATTTTGTAAGCGTTCGCAATATTTGTTGAATCTTAATTCTTGAATATATGCAGTTCCTACTCTGCCGTCATTATATTGACTTTGACTATCGTCTGCACCTGTTGGCAAATAACTGCTAGGAATTCTTAATCCTCTGAATAGTTTATTAGTAAAATATTTTAAATCGTCAATTTCGCCTAAATTAGTTCCACCAGGTAATGTTTCTACTTTACTACCTCTACCTTCTGCTGTTTGAGGGAAAAAGTAGTCTTCGTTAATTGATAAAGGATTATAGGCTGAATCAATAACATTAGTACCGCCACCAGCAGAACTAGGAATTCGTCGTTGATGTATTTCATTTTTGACCCTCTCCACAAAGCTCATAGCCAAGTGACTGGGCATATTACCTACATCAATGTAAAATATTCTACGCTCAGGAGCACGTTGGATACGGTAAATTATTATCGCATCTTCTAATAATTCTTTCTGTTTATAAACTTTAAAAACACTTTCTAATAAACTATTTCCAAAAGGATAGTTATTATCCAACCCTTCACTTAAACTAATATGAATAACATGTTTGGCATCTACTGCTAATTCATTATCATTGTTTTGAAA